TTCTTTAATAGAGGATTATTTTTTGGAACAAGTAGAAGATGAAGTTGACTTAAGCACTATGCTAGCTGTGAAGAATAAGGATCAGTCTTTGGAAATAATATATGTACCTCTAGGAGATTTCGCCTACACTTATAATGACGATAATGGGCATAGTAACTGCCATATACTAGTAAACGCTATAGAAGCATACTTCAAGGCCGCTATTTTCAGAGTTTAAATAAATCCTTCCAAAGATCCATCTATTATATGTAGCGTACTTAAGCATTTAGTCTTAACAGCTTTAAAATTATTATGTCCTTCTCTGGCTATTTTAAGTTGGATGTTGTGCGTAGACACTCTTAAAATAGTAGCTCCCACTTTAACTTCTTTTTCTCCGAAACGTAATAAGTCTTCTGGTTTACAGAGGTAGTCTCCTTTTGCATAGACTTTATATATAACATATCCCTTAGAGCATAAAAATCTAAGAAGATCTCTCTTAAGAATCATATCAAAGGGTTAGGTAATACTTTTAAGTTTGAGCTAGCAAAACTTAAGTTCATAGGGACAAATTCTGTCAAACTGCCATATTTTATACCGAGCCCTATAGTGTAGCTTTTATTCTTCTCTAGTTTACCTAGAGCAAAATCTGAAGACTTAAAAATTATAACTATTGTATTATTTGGGGTATCTTTAATTAGCTCAGAATTTGCTAGTGTTTTTTGAATTATTACAGATGTCTTGTCTTTAATTACTAGTAGTGCTTCAGTAATTTGGCTTATGCTGGTAATAGAGTAATTACCACTATTAAGCAACTTAGTAAGATTTACTCTTTGTATTCTTATGTCGCCTTCTAGTCTTTCCATGTTATCCGACTCGCTATCGTAGTTCTGTATCTCTAATTGTAGGTCGTTTTCTGGGAGATAGTCAGGCAGTATTATACCTCCAGAAGGCTTGAACTCTTTCAAGGCTAGCCACTTAAACCACATTTATATTTTCCTTATTTCAAAGATCTCAGTAGTAGAGTCAGCTCCACTAGAATCTTTAGTGTTAAACTGTAATATAGGAGTAGTTCCGTCATCATCGTATACTATTAATCTGTTAGTTAATTCATCTATTTTAGATGTGTTAGTTATTAATTTTCTAATCAATTCTATAGTAGTTAAGTTAGATAGTCTAGAATCAGATGTTAGTAAAGGGTTGGTGGGTATTGCATCTACGCTTGTTTGTGTGGATCTTGTAGAAACATCTACATCTAATTTATTTAAAAGTTCTTTAGTTCCATCCCAGTAAAGATCTCCGTAACCTATTACTGTACTTCCTTCGTAAAATAAGACATAATAGTTACCAGCACCTAAAGCAGGCACGTTACCGTAGTAATGGCCAGTAGAGCCTCTTTCTGTAAGGGTTACATTGGAGGCTGCTACGGTAGAGCCGTTAAGCAAACTCACCGTTATTGTTCTTCCAGTATCATATACTATGTTTAGTTCGTTTGCCATTGGTTAATTAAGGATTGATAGGTGTAAATATAATACTTACTTCAAGTTCATCAAAACCTACTATGTATAAATTAAGTCCCATAGGCATAAAAGCATCGTAAGTGCCTTCATCTGGGTTCTCTTCGTTAACTCTGTAAGTAAATGTATACTCTTCGTATGCTACATAACCTTTAGTACCTTGAGTATTCCAAGTGATTTCTGGTACTGATGATTTAGGGAAGTAATTTGGCATGTTTATGTCTCCTGTAGTCATTGACTACTTTTATGTTAGGTCTAACAGCTCTAAAGCTATAGTTCCACCTAAAGTTTGCATGAATACTACGTTGTATAAATCTGTTGCAGGAGCTACTCCTCCATCTATAGCTACATAACAAGCTATCCTAGATCCCACTAAAGCTGCTGCTGTCTGGATCGTGTCAGTAGCCGTATGAGGCACTAATACTCTATTCTGCACATCAAATCTATACATCTGATTTATAGCAGATGCTACGTATCCATTCATATAATACATTCTGCCTGTATCATCGAAGGGAGCGTACGCTCCACAAGAGCCAGTAGTAAAACCTACACTAGCCCCATCATATACTAAGCTAGAGCTCCACGTACCGTTTACCCCATTAGCTATATCTAAAAGATCTAATGTAGTAGAGGCTCCTCCTCTGAAAAAGAATAGGTGTGAATTTCTTGAGTTTTTATTAACATCGGGTCTAATACCCCAAGAAGGAGCTATCATTCCGCCAGCTCCGTTAGCTGCTGGCCCAACGCCAAACAAGGTAGTACTCCACGTGTTTGTAGCTAAGTTAGTGGTTCCGTTATTATATGCAGTGTCATTATAGTTATATGTGAAAGTGGTTGTAACCCCAGAGCTTCTTAATATTATTAAATTAGGTAGTTCTATTACGAATTTAGCACTTGCGGATGGAGTAGTAGTCCAGTTAGCCCCTAATGTATACACTGCGGAAGGTCCAGCGGTATGTGAAGCTATTATAGCTCTTTGTCCTACAGCAGCAGGAGTAACTAAATCCTGAACTATACGAATCTGAAAGTTTCTAAACTCGTTAGCTACTACTGCTGAATCGTCTAAAGTAGCCGCCCCAGTAATAGTTCCTGCTGCTGCTGCTGTAGCAGATAAACATTTAAGGACATAATCAGCCCCATTAAGAACTCCAGTAATAGTATTATACGTGGTATTTCCCTTTATCATCCCTTCCCCAGGAAAACAGTCAAAAGGTACATACTGCTCATCCAAAGCAGCCATAGCTGAATCTACAGTTATAGATGCTGGTAAATTGGTAGTTCCGCCATTGGCTAAAGTATTTGACCCGACTTCATAGCTTCTGAAAGTAGAGGCAGCTAAAGTTCCAGCCCCAAGCATGAACAATCTACCAGCTAAAATTTCATAGAAATCAGTATTAGCAGGAGCGTTAGTGAAGGGTTGATTGACAGCTATAGTAGGAGTAGTACCTCCAGTATTATCTGTTATTATTCTTTCTTCCACTCTTCCTGTAGTTCTATTAATTACTCTAAGGATGAACCCATACTCAGCCCCACCTCCACGGTTGGCGAGCATATTAACTCCTACTGCGGTAGGGAAAGCTGTACCTATTACTATTCTAGACACTGTACTTCCTACACCAATAGACCCTTTAAGACCTTGGCTAGGTGCGAATACACATTCAGCCCCAGCCCCAAAAGTACCCCCTAATGTAGGAACAGCTACAGAAGCTTGTGTAGACTTAGTTACCATGCTATATCTGTTAAGAACTACGTTACTTGCTAACTGGTAGATGAAAGGGTTTCTAGTGAAGTTGTTTCGCAAGTCACAAGCTACACTCACCCCTGCTGCGTGGGCATTGGGTAGAGGGGTTATTTGATCCCACATTAATCTATCTATACCATTTTTAAAATTATTTGCCATATTATGAGATCCTAGAGCGTACTGAAGTAAAGAAAGAGTTTCTTGTTATGGCTCTTGTCTGCACTTCAGCATTATATATACCTATGTTAGTCTGCCCAGTCAATGTGGCTACTGTAGTGACGTTTGCTAATGTAGGCAACGTGGTTATAGAGCCTACTGTAGTGACGTTTGCTAATGTAGGCAACGTGGTTATAGTAGCTCTAATCGCATTAACTGTCTTGTCTAGGTAGCTAGGGGATTGGATAGCCTTAAATATACTTTTTAACCAGTTAGACACATCGTCTATAGCTGCTGATAATGGATTCGCATCATTATAAATTACCTGAAGTATATCGTTGCTTACATGCCCTGTAGTAGCATAGTTAAGAGTTAAAACATTGTTAGATATAGAAGTATACCTGAGAGCCGTGCTTCCAGTAGAATAGATAACCTCTCCTCTGGTTTGGTTAATGATTGCCACTAATCTTTTTACGTCAAAATTAGAAATATTTAAGGCAACAGTTCCTACTCCAGAAGCTCCAGGTGTAAAAGTATAGGTGGTAGATAAAAAATCTTTCATTAAGTGTTACTCTTTTAGTGTACTACCCAAATATTAAGGCGTTCACTATACTTTGCTCGTTACTTATACCACTGCCAGTAACCGTTAAATCTCCAGAACCTAAAACACTAGCTCCATTTATAGTCTTTATATTAGTGGATGATACTAGAGTATTTTGCTTTGCGTTTAAAGCGGACTGTAAATCTGTTTGGGTAGATAGGGTTCCAGTTATTCCACCCCATGCAGCAGATCCTCCTACTGTAATATCTCCACTACCTAATAAACTTTGATTATTTATTGATTTTATATTAGTTTGATTCACTAAAGTATCTTGCTTAGTGCTTCCTAAACTTGTTACTTGAGCTTGTAGTTTACCTAATGCTATTAGAACTGTATCTGTTGCAGATATCACAGAGCTAGTTGCTAAACTCAACCCAGTCAAAACTGTAGCCAATACAGTACTAGAGAAATCGCTAATAGTACTTGCTAGTTGACTTCCTGAATGATTAGCTCTATTTCTATTAGCAGTATCTCTAGAATTTAGTTGGGTAGTAGTTTCAAAGTTAGCTATAGAAGCTGCCTCTAATTTTAGGTTTAGGGTAGTCTGTAGATTAGTTACAGTACTAATAGCTTGTTCGCCAGTGTGTGTAGTTCTATCCCTTAGAGCTGAATCTGAGCTATTAGCTGTAGCCCCTGTCGCTATTCCTGCTAGTTTAGTTCTCTCTGTGGAAGTTAATATCTTATTCGTTGCTGTTTCGGTTATTTGGTCTGCTGTATAATCTCCAGCTTGAGCTGTAACTATCCCAGTTCTTCCATATACGCTAGCTACAGAATCCGTAGGAGTTAATAATTCTTGCCAATTACCTAATGTAGAAGCTGGACTAACTCTTAAAATAAAAGTTTTATTCAGATCTGTTCTTACCGCTAGATCTCCTACCTCTGCGGTTAGAGCTAACATATCTACTTGCGAAGATACTACACTCGTATCTGTAACCGCTATAGCAGGTAACTGTGAAGGATTTATTTTACCTGAACCGTCTAAACCAGCGTATCCGTTGTTTTGATTTTTATTCGCTGTTGATTCTTTGGCATCTAAGGCTGTTTGCAATCCAGTAATATCAGCTACGGCTGCATCAGTTCCAGCCACTACCAATCCTTTACCATCGTATTGAATTTTAGTTTTAGTAGATGCAGTTATGGCAGCATTAGTATTAACCTTGCCATCTAAAGCTGTCTGTTGAGCTGTGCTCACTGGTTTTGAGCTATCTGAAGTATTATCTACGTTGCCCAGCCCTATCTGTGCTTTAGTAACACTGTGAGGGTTGGCTGTGCTAGCTAAATGGCTATCTATTTGAGCGTGGGTATTTGTTCCTACGTCAGATAGTTTTGTGTGTGAAAATTTAATTACTCTTCCGTGCATTATTAGGCAATTAGACTTTTAATATAATTTAATCTAGTTATCACCAACTCAGCAGTTTCAGGTTTTATTTTAGTTCCTGAATCACCCTCAAAGTCTTCGATTATAGAGTCTATCTCACTAATTGTAAGCTTTCCATCTTCGAGTATATACTTAAGTGCTGGGTTTTCGTTAGCTACATAGAAGCCTAAGTTATCTCTATCTTCTCTAGGCAATGACAGTAAAAACTCTTTTAAGTTTATGTTGTAACTTTTATTCTCTACTGGAGCTTCTACATATTCTAAGGTTTGCTTGACTGGCAGTCCACTAAAGTCTTCATTATTATAGTAGTATGTTCTCACCGCCCAGTTAGATCCTTCTTTGAAAGGCCCTTGAACTTCTTTGAAGTAGATAGGCTCGTCTATCTTTTTAGGCATTATACTTCCTCCCTGTAGAATACTGTGAATGGAATGCTTGCTGCTCCACATATAGTTCTTAAGTTAATAGAGTCTGTAAATTCAATATTTAAAGGGAATACGTTAGCGTTACCTTGGAATGAAGTAGTACTTTGCGTAGTCATAGCAGAACCTCCCAATATAACGTACTCCAGATCTCCATCTGCAATAACTCTAAAATCGGTTACGGAGTTACTGCCTCCTGATGAAGTGCCAAAAATAACATAGTCTATAATACCGCCTCTACTGCCAAACAGGTTAAGAAGAGTAGTGGAAGCTCCTCCTGATGCGTTAGTAGTTCCAGTCACAGATTTAACTCTAAGTCTGCCATAGTTTACTTTTTT